GTGAAATAAAGGAAGAAAAAATATTTGATGATTACAACAGCGCTAGAGATTATGCATTTTTAACTAAACACCAAATTGATGAATTCGAAATACTTGCACACATTGAAACCTAAAAACTAAAAATTATGGAAAAGAAACAAAGTAGTGTTGAATGGTTTATAACTGAATTTCAAAAACAAATTGAATTTGTGCCTAATTCTGAATTAGATTTATGGTTTAAAAATTTATTTCCAAAAGCCAAAGCAATGCACAAGGAGGAAATACAAACTTCACACGAGTGCGGTCAACAAAGCGAAAAAGATTATAATAGAAATGGGGATAAGATTGGCTGTAGATTTATTGAGAAAAGTGAACAATACTACAATGAAACATTTGGAGGTAACAATGAGTAAAACATTAGAAGCTGTTATATCCGACTTAAAAAGCAGAGAAGAGAAAGGTATTCAGACTTATGGAGGCACAGTGGATGAAGCTAATCTATCCAGAGAGCAATGGCTACAGCATGCCTACGAGGAAGCTCTAGACCTTTGTATATATCTTAAAAAGTTAATGGCATGAGTAAAATAATTCCTTTACACAAAACAGTCAGAATGTACCGCCTTTTCTACGGTTATTCTCAGGAATACGTAGCTTTTCAGCTCGGTATAGAGCAGAGTAATTACCACCAAAGAGAACACGGGAATACCATGTTTAAAGACTCCGAAATAGAAGTTTTAAAAGACTTATTTAAAATTGAAATAAGAGAGGATGTAAATTACACTATATAATAGTGTTAATAACTAACTAAAGAGCTGTATTAACCTACAGCTTTTTTTATACCTTTACAATATGTGGCCATTCAAAAAGAAAGTAAAGCAAGCGGTTAAACCCGAGGAACTTTTAAAAGACTTGCAGCCGACCCTATGCAGTACCTACGTTATTCAATGGAATTATGCAGAGGATATAGAAAACGAGGCCATTTTTGCAGAAAACGTGCCTCTAGCTTTTGACGCTAAAGAGGCTATAGCAATACAGGCGGAAGTAGAATTTAGCGCAGACGGTACGTATAAAGTAGGACATAAAACACTAGTATTTCTAAAAGGCGCAGGCGCTCCGTTTATTGTAGACGTGCCTTACAACGAGTTTAAAAAATATTGGCAGGAATTTAAAACAAACGAGGCTTATAATGAAATCTACAAGAACAGGGCGTAATATTATTATTACCCAGGCTAAAGTAACGGACCGCTTTTATTTAATGTCAGACGTGCATTGGGATAACCCTCACTGCGACCGAAAACTATTAAAACAGCATTTAGACAAATGCCTAGAGGAAAATATAGGCATAGCTATAAATGGGGATTTATTTTGCCTGATGCAAGGTAAGTACGACCCGAGGCGTAGTAAGAACGACATACGACCGGAGCACAATGTAGCGAACTACCTAGACGCAGTTGTAAACACGGCTATAGATTATTTTAAACCTTACGCCCATTTAATACAGTTCGTCGGATATGGCAACCATGAAACGGCTATAATTAAGAACTGCGAGACTGACGTAATAGAGCGCTTCGTGAGTGGATTAAATAGAGAGGCAGGTACTGAAATACAGGTAGGCGGTTATGGCGGTTGGTGGGTTCAACGATTAGAAATAAGAAAAAATAACTACGCTATTTTTAAAATAAAATACTATCATGGCTCAGGTGGTGGGGGTGTTGTTACTAAGGGTGTTATTCAAAATAACCGCATGCAGGTAATGATAGAAGGAGCCGACGCCATTTGGAGCGGACACGTGCACGAGCTTTATCATCATGCGGATATGGCAGAGGAATTAATGTACTCTCCCAATGGCGGGTTTAGAATAAATATGAAATACATACACCACGTAAGAACGGCTAGTTATAAAGAGGAATACGACGAGGGTTTTATGGGTTTTCACGTTGAACGCATGCGACCCCCTAAACCTCTAGGAGGTTACGAATTAAACTTTACTACAAAACGCGAACGCAAGGTGCAGGATATAGTAGAATTAGTGCCTACTTTTGTGCAATGGCGAGACAAATAGAATGGCATTTTAAACCACTGCCAAGACAGCAGGAAGCTCTACAATTTTTAAGTAACGATAGTAATACTGAAGTAATACTTTACGGAGGTGCTGCAGGCGGTGGTAAGACAATGCTAGGTTGTACTTGGCAAATTATACGACGTCTTAAATACCCAGGCACGCGGTCCTTAATAGGCAGGGCAAAATTAGATACACTAAAAAAAACTACAATAGCTACTTTTATGGAGGTGGCTAATAATATAGGTTTGATACCAGGGCAAGACTTCGTATATAATCAACAAAGCCACATAATTAAGTTTATGAACGGCTCAGAAATAATACTAGCCGACCTCTTTTTGTACCCTTCGGACCCGCATTTTACGGATCTAGGAGGGTTGGAAATTACAGACGCATTTATAGACGAAGCTACCGAAATAAGCGAGAAAGCTTTTAATATAGTTAGCTCACGTATTCGTTATAAATTAAACGAGTATAACTTAAAGCCAAAAATATTACTTACCTGCAACCCGTCTAAAGGTTGGATATATAACCAATTTTACCTACCCTATAAAAATAATTCACTCGCGGAGCACCGAGCTTTTATTCAGGCATTACCTGGGGACAACTTGCACCTACCTAGTGGCTACGTGGTAAGCTTACAACGTTTGCCCGAAGTAGATAGAAAACGACTGCTAGAGGGAGATTGGGAGTTTGATAATTCAGCGGATAGGCTATACCAATACGACGAGCTTATTAGGTGCTTCCGTGAACCTTTGAATGTGGGAGAAAGTTATATAACGGGAGATATTGCGCGGCTCGGTAAAGATAGAACGGTGCTATGCGCGTGGAAGGGTTTAAGCTGCGTAGATATTGTTATACTTAGGCAGAAGCGCCAAGACGAAGTAAAGGCAGAAATACAGCGACTGCAGAAAATGTATAACGTAAAACTGTCTAACGTACTTGTAGACGAAGACGGGGTAGGGGGTGGCCTAGTTGACGCCATGCGCTGCCGCGGTTTCCAAAACGGAAGTAAGGCGGTAAGAGGTTCGCACTACCAAAATTTAAAAGCCGACTGTTACTTTAAACTAGGGGAGCTAATAGATAAAAACGAAATAACTCTACCGGTACGACTGCAGGAAGATATAGTAAAAGAATTAGAGCTAATTAGACGGGTGGACCCTGACAAGGAAGGGAAGCTAAGGGTTACGAGTAAAGATACAATTTCACAGCGGACAGGTGGACTTTCGCCCGATATTGCCGACGCTATAATGATGAGAGCTTATTTTGAATTACAACCAAACTTTAACAAATACGCGTTTATATAGTTGTCGTAAGTATAGTAAACTTTTGCGACAACCAACAAAAGACAATAAAAGACGTCTAGTGGCAAACGTTTGACGTGCATAATTCTCAGCAAAATAAGGCTTATAGTTGATAATAACCCACAGGACCACAACTCCTAAAAAGTGTAAATTTTTACATTTATTGGTACTTAAAAATGTACCGTAAGGGTATAATGACTAAGAAACCATACTTTAATATACCCGATAAGGTACAAAAAAAAAGGGCTCACCTTTGTGAGCACCTTTCTTAAACCATAAACAACTAACTTTTACATTTGACACAGCAGAAAATTAGTGTTACAAATGTATTCAGTGAATTTCTATTGTTAATAAGATAGTTGTTAAACGAATAGCCAAGTTATTAAATAGAATTACTTTTATAATTAGAAAATGAAGCACGAAGAAAGTAAAATACAGGAACTAGTAGTTAGGTACTTACGAGCTGCCTACCCTACGGCTTTATTTTGCGCAAGTTCGGGAGGTGCTAGAATGAGTATGAAACAAGCTTTAGTTATGAAACGCACGGGTTACGTTCGCGGCGTTCCCGATCTAGCCATTTACGAACCTAGAAATAATAAGCACGGGTTATTTATCGAAATTAAAACCGATAAGGGAGTAGCTAGCTCATTTCAAAAAGAATGGCAAGAAAAGTTAATAGAGAGAGGATATGAGGCGAAGATATGCAAAGGCTTAGATGCATGTATAAAAACTATAGATGAGTATTTTAGACCGTGAAATAAATAAGTATTACGCGGAATGGCGGAGAATTGCTCGGAGTGAATACCCAGGCAATAGTGAAAAAGCCGACGACTTATTACACGAAGTTTTAATTAAAATACTAGAGGGCGACCGCGACAAGATAGAGGGAATAATAAAGAGAAATAAGTTTAAGCAGTACGTTAGTAATTGCATTCGATTTATGGCCCGCTGCTCTAACAGTTCGTTTAATTACACAGTAATGAAATTTGAGAAAATTAGAACGGAGCTCACGGGCGACATTCAAGAAGATTTTACCTCAGCTATACCTGTTCGATTATTTAATGAGCAGATAGATATTTATATTAGTAGGCTCCCATTTTTCGAGCGAGAGCTATTACTACTATACGCGCTAGACGATTTTAGCTACCAAAAATTAAGCGAAGAAACGAATATAAGCCGCAGTTATTTATACCGGACAATAGAAAACGCTAAGACCATGCTAAGAAATTCACTAACACTAAATAAGTACGATGTTAATAAATGAAAACGACTATAACGCGAGGCTAGACATTTGTAAAGCCTGCCCCGTGTTCAATGAAAAGTTTGCAACCTGCGGACCACCAACGAACGCGATTAACCCATTTAAAAAACCGCATACTTTAGACGGTGTAACATTTAAGCCTTGTGGTTGCCCTGTTGCCCATTTGGCTAGCTATGCTGTCCAAGATTGCCCAGGCAAACGGTGGCCAAAGATAAACGCGGAGAAGTGGAAGCCTGAGGCCATGAAGTTTTTACAGGAACTAAAAGAGAGAGGCGAAAAGCAATACAACACGCGAATGAGTGCGAAGGAAGTTAGCCAAGTATTCGAGCTAAGAAAAGAGCTACTAGGCAAAAGGGATAACAAGACTTTCACTAACTGCGGTAGCTGTATGAAGGATTTAATTAATACCCTAACTATATTTTTAGCCAATGATCTAAAAACTACTGAGTCCGTTCCGGTAGAAAAAAAGAAAAGAGGCCGCAAACCTAAAAACCCACAATTATGATATTAGCTATTTACTTAATAGTACTTACTATTCACACACTATTTTTAAGCGCATACGTTGCGAATTACGAACGCGAGTTCGTTAATTGGTATACATTCCTCGGCATATTCTTAACAGGCTTAGTATGGCCTTTATTTTGGTGCCATTGGTGTTACCTTAATTTATTTAAAAAAAAGTGAATAACTAAATTTCTAACCTATCTAAATATTATTAATCTTTGTCTCATGCGAAATAGGGGAAACAATAGTTTAGTTCAAGATTTTCTAGTAATGCCTGGGGTGGTTTCGCATACGCCCTGGGCATTTTCTTTTTATGACTAGAGAGACCCATTTAACCTGCGTAAGGCAAAGCGCAGTATCAAAAGCCAACACTTGCAATAAATACAATGCTTGGACCGAGTAAATGCTTCTTGTGAGCGTGAACGTTTGTTTTTCTTGGGGGAGCTTTTTCTTTTCTTTCTTTTTCTTTTTTAGCTTTTTTCTTTTTCTTTCTTTTCTTTTAATGTACTGTAATATATATATGTATATAAGTAACTAACTAAGTAACTAAGTCAGATAAAAACAAGTATACTTTTACACTATCTAATAGACTAATCTATTTAACATGAATAATGAATACAATTTTTTGCGCGCTCAAGTAAAAGCTTTTCACCCTAACTGGACTGAGGAGCAAGTTAATAAAGAAATAGAACGCATTTTAAACGAAGGTGAGGGTGGTGAAGATGAAAACTGCCTTTACTGCGGTTCATAAATTAAAGCAATATGATAAGGGACTACTTAGCTATAGATCAATTAAAGCCACACGAGGATAACCCGCGGACTATTTCTAAAAAGAAATTCAACAAGCTTAAAAAGTCTATAGCTAATTTTCCCGATATGTTAGCAGCTCGCCCCATTGTAATTAATGAGAATAAAGAAATTATAGGGGGCAACATGCGTTTTATGGCTTGCCGAGAGTTAGGCATTACAACCGTTCCTGTTATTATTGTTAATTGGCCCGTTGAACGCCAACGCGAGTTTATGGTAAAGGATAACATAAGCCTTGGAAGTTGGGACCTGGATAAGTTATTCAATGAATGGGAACCTGAGGAAATTAAAGAGTGGAATATACCGGTAGTACATGAGGTTATGTTGGACCTATTCGACACCCAAGAAATTACTTTTAGACTGAACCAAAAAGAGGCGGACTTCGTTACGTCGGAGCTGTCTAAATTTGGAGTAAATTTGGAACACGCACTACTTAAATTATTGAAGTACAATGAGTGAACAAAACTTAACACTAAAAAAGGAAGCCATGATAAAGGCACTAGAGAAAAGCTTAGGCGTAGTAACTAGCGCGTGCAGATCGGTAGGAATAAGTAGAACTACTCACTACGAATGGCTACAAGTAGACCCTGAGTATAATCAAGCTGTACAGTCTTTATCTGACTTAGCTCTAGACTTTGCAGAAAGTAAACTACATTCATTAATTCAAGAGGGCGATACTACGGCGACAATATTTTATTTAAAAACTAAAGGCAAGCAAAGAGGATATATCGAACGCCAGGAAGTAAGCACCGAACTCAAAAGTATTAACATAACCATAGACGGGGGTAGTACGAATATATGACACCAAAAGAAAAGGCAAAGGAATTATTAGAAAAAATGAATGTTATTCACTATCTAAAAGGGAATGGCCTGCCTGTATCTATGCACAAAAGTCAAGTAAAAAAATGTGCTTTAATAGCAGTTGATGAGGTGTTATCTATTGGCATTATGACGGAATGTAATTGGCAAATTGAACATTTATATAGTTATTGGGCAGAAGTTAAAAAAGAAATAGAGAAGCTATGAATGAAATCGAAGTGTTCATTAATCGACTTAAAAAAATAGGCATTGAAATTTCGCTTGTCGGTAATTATCCGTGGATATATCTTGACGCTGTGAATGGTAACAAAGTTAAGTATGAAGATTTTGTTAATGCTAATCACGGTTATACCATTGCGTGGAGTGGTTCAAAAGTAAATGACAAACCGCATTTGAATTGGCAAGACATTAAAAAAACTTTTGACTTAATTCGCAAGTACAAATGAAGATAAGCCTTAAATATTCAGACCAAACGCTAGGCACATACATAGACTTTATGGCTGCAGGTAATGACCCCATAGGGCAACTGTCAGCTATTACGGGTAAGAAACGCGACCAACTGCGCGAGCTACCCATGGAGCAGGTAGAGCAAATAACCGCGAGCTACGTTTACAATTTAAAACAAGAGGAAAAAGTATTTAAGCAATTCATTGAATTAGACGGTATTAAGTTCGGCTTTCACCCACATTTAAAAGCCATTACATTTGGCGAATGGCTAGACGCTATGGACTACGCTAAAGAGTTACCTAAAAATTACGCTAACCTCTTAACCATATTATACCGACCTGTTACTGCAGAGTTTAATGATCGCTATACTATCGAACCCTACGACGCGGATATTCACGGCAAGTACGCAAGTAAAATGAGGCAGTTGCCTCTACCGGTTGTAAATGGCTGCATGCTTTTTTTTTCGACATTACTCAGCGACTTAATGAGCAATTCCCCCGAATACTTGGAGGCGCTACTGATGAAACTACAGGCGGAAGTGAGGGAAATTCAGAACGAGGTAGAACTCTAGCCAACACGTACGAATGGTTCCATGTAATCGAGGAAATGGCAGAACGTGATGTAACGAAATTTGAAGCCATTACCAACATGCGAGCAAGCACAATATTTGCCCATTTAAGTTATTCGCTAGACTACTATAACACTGAGTTGGCGAAAATGAACCCTAATTTACACTAATTAATATATGACTACCGTAGACTACCATTACAAGATTATAATAGACAGGTTCCGCACGTTCGCGGATAACCATTACCAACTAAGGCGCTTTACGCATGGCCTAGTTACTCAGGCAGATTTAGAAAAAGAGGCAGAGTGGCCTTGGATACATGTTAAACCGTTAAATATTAATTATGAGAAAGGCGCAAAAGTTTATAGTTTCGATATTTATATTTCTGACCTTCCCCGCGTCGAAGAGGATAAGACAGGTTACGAAGCCGAAAGTATTAACCTTTGTTCGCTCATTATGGGCGACCTTCTCGCTGTTGTTAATAATGGGAGTTTATTTGGTGGTGATATTCAGCTACGGGCTCCTGTTCAAGCCGATGTTGAAATTGAAGTATTTACTCACACGCTTGTTAGTGTAACCGCTACAATTAACTTAGAGGTAGATTGGGATTGGAACGCGTGTATAGTACCAATGGACCAACCTAATTAATTAAGATATGCCAATAAATAGCACGGGAGCAGATTATAACGACCTAATAAATACACCTGGAGGCGGTGGTCCACCTAGTGGCCCTGCAGGTGGTGACTTAACAGGAACTTACCCTAACCCAACAGTTCACCGTATTCATGGTATTGATGTGCAAGCAACTACACCGACTGAGTATGACATCATGGCCTATGGCGGTTCACCTGCTAAATGGCGCCATGTGAAGATTCCAATTATTAATAAAATAAAAATAACCGACGGAACAGCTGTAACAGGAACAACAGCCAACACGTATACTGATAGCGTTTTAATACCTGCAAATACGGTAACAGTAGGCGACGTTATTACCTTTAGAAATAGAGTAAAGAAAACAGGAACTGCAGGCTTACTCTCAGTTCGAGCCTATGTAAATACGAGTGCCGCTGTAGGTGGTTCTAACGTGGCTATTTCTTCAAACGCGAATACTACGCGCTATTCACAATTTATAAGAAACCTAGCGGTTAAGACGTCTACAAATACCGAGAGCTTCCCCATTGTGGGCGGTTTTACTGACGACGCGCAAACGGGTACTGTTGTAGTTAGTTCTAATATAGATTGGTCCGTAGATCAATACTTAGTTATTTCAGTTCAAAACACGAGCGCAGCGGATAGTACGGTAAGCTCATTTATTCACGTGCAAATAAATAAAGCTGTATAATGGAAACCTTAGCAATAGATAAAAATATAGTTACTTACCGCGAGGCACAATATACGCTAAACGGATATGAGGTAATAGATAGCGCTTGCCTTCATTTATTTTTAGATGAGGGCGTTTATGCTGTTGTTTTACCCTGCATAGTTAACACGGAAGTAATTTTTACCATGGATAACCTTACAGTCTTACTAACATGAGTATACTAAGCGAGTTATTTAAAAACGGCCATTTGCTCGAAGTCATGATGGACTTTAGCGAGGAAGTAGTGCGCCAAGCTCGCTCGAATATTCGTATTAATCAAACCAAGTACGGGCGTAAAAGAAAAGCGAATACTACAGGCCGACTAGCTGCCTCTTTGAAATTTGATATTAACCCCGACACGGGAGCAGTTAAATTCGTATCTAGCGAACCTTACGCAGGAGTTATAGAATTTGGAGCGCGTGGTAGTGAGGAATTAGCCAAGGGAATTACTAAGCTTTCACCTGGGCCATTGCGACCGCCTGCGGATAGCATTTTAGAGTGGATGAATAAAAAGAAAATTCGTCTAAGAGAGAAAACAGCTACCGGTAGTAAGTTCGCAAAAGAAACACCAAGTAAAAGAAAGTCGGTGGCTTATGCTATTGCTCAAAGTATTCATAAAAAAGGTTTCTCACCGCTCGAATATTTCCAAGATGCCTATAAAGAAACGCTACCCGATTACAGCGGAAAAATAGCACAGGCTGCAGCTGAGGCTGTAGGCTTAACTATACTGTCACAAAATAGAACTTTAAATAATATAAAACCTAAGTAATGGCGATTACCCTAGTAGATAGACCCTACAAATTTACAGCACTAAAACAAAAGTTAATATTTACGGCTACAAGCTCGCAAGTCGGACAGCCTGGCTTTAGATTCGTGGCGCAAGTTAGCGCTACAGTAGACGGCAATACAAGTATGCAAACTGTATACATTCAGCCTAATTTAAACGGGGCAATGGTTTTAGATGTTAATCCTATTGTAAGGGACTTAATAGACTTATCGGTAACCGATGCTTCCGTTTCTAATTTGTTTTTACAAGATACTGTATACTACACGCCATATACGGACCTACATAATATAATGGAAGTAACTGTAGATCTATACGACGGTTACGAGGTGCTAGGAGTATTTACTGTTAATCCTTTAAGCCTTCCTGTAGTTAGAACTCGAATGAGTTTAATAGATGCAGCCTTCCAAATTTCACAAGGCTACAGCCCTGACCCCGATTTAATTTTCGCTTTAAGCGGTCCGACCATGTACGAAATGACCGACTTAACACCCGATGTATACGATTTAAGTACGGAAATTAGTACATATTCACTCGGTGTAAATACAATAGGAGTAAGAGCTAGATTTAACGCGGACTATGGCGTAATGACCATACCAATAGATGACGGTAGCCGTTTAGCAGCCAACACTATAGACGAAATGCAGGTAATACAATTCAACAGCGCAGGCGCACCTATTCAAACGGATAGTATACCCATTGCACCGCAAGAGGGCCATATAGTGCATACAGGTATTTACCCCATGAACGTTAGCGGCTCGCTAGGCTTTGCTGCAAATATGCACCACTATATAGTTAATTTTTTGTACTTGGGTAGTGCTGTCGCGCGGTCCATTGCTTTTTTTGACGCAGAAGATGAGTGCCGTTTTGATACCTACCGCCTAGCCTGGATAAACTCACGCGGTGGATGGGATTTTTGGAACTTTACTAAACGCAGTGAGGAAACTTACTCAATAGAGAAAAAGCGCTATAGAAAAGTTATAGGTAATTACGCTACGGCTAATGCAAATTTTAGTTTTAATAATTACGACAGGGGACTAACGGAGCGAAACGCATTCGTAGAAAAAATGCTAACCGTTAGCACCGACTTTTTAAGCGAGGCTCAGTTTGAGTTTTTAAAAGGCTTAACCTTTTCGGATAGCGTGTACATAATTGACGACAGCGGAACACCTACTCCGGTACTTGTGGAAAATACCAACTTCACAGCTCTAAAAAATAGAAGTTACATAAAAGAGGGCACGCAGTTAACAATACAATTAAAATACAGCCAAGACTATAACGCATGACGCCAACTGTAATACTACAAGTTAATTATAGCGGGCAGACCGCTGTATTAGATTTATATGAGAATGAAAGTGTAAGCTTTTCAAATGCCTTTACCGATATAACCGACTTTAAAGCTCGGGGAGGTTTTAGCCGTGAATTTAGAATACCTGCAACTAAAACGAATGTAGAGTTTTTTGGAGCACAGCATAAGGTAGGTTTATTTTCTACTATTGACATTAAAAAGAAAATAGACGCGCTTTTAACAGTAGACACGCTACCCATTGCGGAAGGGCACATACAATTTAAACGAGCGATTACTCAGCAGGGTAAGTTATTCGAGTACGAAATAGCTTTTTTCGCTGAGGTTGTAGACGCGGCTAGATCTATAGGCGATAAAATGATTAGCGAGCTAGATTATTCTAGCCTAGCGCATTCGAGCACGTGGGATAACGTAGTAGATGCAAACGACGGTACTATATTAGGGGGTAACGTTTGTTATACGCTAACTGATAGAGGCCAAAATTGGACTGAGAGTAATGCCACAGGAAGCCGTCGTATTTTCAGCTCAGTAAACCCGATTTATACAAACGAGTTAACCGTAGCCGTAAAAACAAAATGGCTACTAGATAAGATATTTAGCGAGGCAGGGTTCACCTGGAGCGGCACTACCATAGAGGCTGAATTAGAGCACATGTGGTACCCGTTTATAAAGAGTAATATTACTCTAGGTAACGTAACCGCAGACGCCTCTAGATTTAGAGCGGACTTTGCAGCCAATACTAATTTTACTATAGACCAACTGCAAGCCGACGGCAGTTATATTAAACAGCTTACAGGCTTTACTGAAACATTCGACCCTAGTAACAGCTTCGCTACTGACACCTATACGGCTAACGGAAATTTTACCGTGAACTTTGGTATTAATTTCGAGGTAACCGTTAACACTACAGGCTTTGCAACTTGGCAACCTCACAATTATGATTTTTATTTACAGCTAACGCGAGGCGGAGTAGATTATATAATTAACCTACCATACGGGCAGAATATTAGTACTGTAAATTACGAGTACGATCAGAGCGGGCAAGTATATCAAACTGTAATAACTAACCCGTTTCTAGTTAATATTTCTACAACGAATTTAAACTTAGAAGTAGGGGACCAATTAAAAGTATTTGTAAGAGCGCACCAAGGCAGCAGCCAAGCTATAACTATTACGGCTGACAGTAGTATAGGAATTAGTTACGTGAGTGGAGAACTACAAGCGCAGCCTGTAAGCTTTTCTAATAACTCACCTGAGCAGAAACAAATAGATTTTGTAAACGACATTTTAAAGTTATTTAATGCCGTAATTGTTCCCGATGCCACTACACCAAATGCAGTAAATATTATTCCCATAACGGAGTTTATAGCGAGCGGTACGGATTACGACTGGACTACAAAATTAGACGAGAGTAAAGATATTTTACTTAGACCTGCTACGGATCTACAACGTAGGTTTTTAAGATGGAGTTATAAAGAGCAGAGCGACCGGTTAAACGCATATTATAAAAATGGAGCGCAGAGGGTTTATGGTGAACTTCGTTTAAATAACCCTGAGAGTGATTTTGCAGTAGGAGATTATACAGTAGAGTTAACCTTTGGTCCTACGCCATGTAATAGCATTCCGAATACTACTTATGTAATTCCAAAGTTTATAAATGACAGCGGACAGTTTGTTAACCCAGGGCCAAGGATATTATATAGACGCCCATACGCTGAGAGTGCTAGCGTGCAGGTGTATGACGAGGCTACAAATGCTAGCCAACTTACCGTAATACCATTACTTAACCACTACAAAAATGTACCTACCGACGTAGGAACTGACGACTTAAATTTCGGTCAAGAAATACCTCTATTCCAAATAGACGCAATGCCATTGCGCACTATGTGGGACAAATATTGGAGGGAGTATATAGCGGAAATATATGACAGTGAACAGCGTATAATGGAGGCTTATTTTGCGCTCGGAGTTACTGATGTTTTTAACCTAAAGTTTAACGATAAGATTTTTGTTAAAGACGGACTTTGGCGCGTGCTAGAGGTTAGTGATTATGTAATAGGGGACCAACTGAGCACGAAAGTAACTTTAATTCGATTACTAGATTTAGGGGCGCTTTGTACTTACACACCTTACCAAATTAACGCCACTACAGGAGCAGTAACGTTTCTAGATCAGGCAGGAGGTACTAGCGTAGGTAACCAAACTTGCTGCGAGTATTACGGCTATACTTGGGATACCTCAAAAAATAAATGTTACGCTACCCTTCCATTCCTAACTGATAAGCCTATTTTAAGTTCGCCAGGCAGTATAGGCGAGAGTAACTTAGTAATAGCCAACGGAACGCAGAAAAGCGCGACGGGTTTAGGAACTGTAGCGGGTGGAGATATAGAACTAGGAAACGAGAGACTTTTAGTAAATGGTAGTGGTCATGCCATTGCACCGAATAACCGTAACTCTTTTGTAAGCGGTTCGGATAACTTAGTTAAAACGAACTTACCTAGCTCCGCAGTACTTGGTAAAAATGCCTTTGGTGAATTACGCGGTATTCATTTTGGCGGTGGCTCATATTGGGATATTACGAGTGATACAGCCGCTCCGGTGCCAGGCAGAACTCAACACGGTTTTATAACATTAATGGGTGAAGCTCCGCTAACAGGAACGGTAGATATTGACGTAACAATAGACGGCGCAGAGGCTTTATTTATAAACATGCCTACCGAGACCACATGGCTAGTTAAGGCTTACGTTTCGTTTGTGGAGTATGATTACGGGGTAGGAGATTTTACAGGAGTAGTAGCAGGCGGCGAGTGGAACGGTTTATTTTTTAAAGATAAAACTACGCATACAGTAAGTAAAATGATTATGCAAGCGAGACATGGAAACGTTTTACCGCCTGGGGATATTGACTGCAGCGCGGCTGTAGTAGGTGGCGAAATAGTACCGACTGTAACAATTAAAAGAACCTCAGGTTATACGGGTCTAGTTAGCGTAGTGCTACAGTATACACAAACCAAATTCCAACGAACACCAATATTATAATGAGAGACTACTCACTCGATTTTATTGCCTCCATGAATTTATTGAGAAATGGGGTAAAAGGAAATAGCGAAGCTTATAAGATAGCTAGCGGTAGCCATAGCACTAAACTTAAGTGGTGGAAAATAAAGGCTATTAATTACACTACATTAATAATACTAACGCTTTCATTTGGCGCATTAATTTATTGGATATGGCAGTAACTGAAATAATTACACTACAAACCGACGCGAGCGGAGCGGTTACAGGAATAGAGCAGGTAACCGAGGAAATGAAGAAACTCGATACTGCGACTACCCAAACCGAGGAAGCTACAAAAAGTTTAAAAACTCAAATTCGTGAAATGACGAACGAGCTTTTAAACATGGCAGAAGACGACCCAAGAAGGCAAAAGTTAATAGAGCAACTTGGGGAAATGAAGGATAGAGCGGCAGACGCAGCCGACCAAGTTAAAGGTAATACAGGTCCTGCCTTTGAAAGTATGAGTAACACCTTTGGCATTATGACGGGCCAACTAGCTAACTTAGATTTTGACGGCTTAGGTAAGTCGTTAACTCAGGTAGGCGCAGCTGTAGGTAGGGTAAATTTTAAAAGTTTAATGACCGAGCTTAAAGGCTTCGCGCAGGGAATAGGTAGCCTAGGAAAAGCTTTACTTACTAATCCAATTTTTTTAATAGGGTCAGTAATTGCAGGAGCCGCTGTTTTAATTTCTCAAAACTTTGATAAGATTATTAGCTATTTCCCACAAATAGAAACGGCTTTAACAGGAATAAATAAAATAGATAAAGAAGCGGCTAAAAACGCGCAGCTTCGCGCAGATGCCTCTAAAAAGTCCTATGAGAGTATTACTCTAGAAGAAAACGCCTTAAGGTTACAGGGTAAAAGCGAGAGAGAAATATTAAATTATAGACTGGCTAAATTAAAAACAACTATTGAAGATGCTAAAGTAAGTTTAGAAACGACTAGAAAAAATAGTGAGCTCCAAATGGAAGCCGCACGAAAACACGCGGAGACTATAGCCAAAATTGTAGAAATTACTAGCTTCCCTATTTTAGTTTTATTAGACGGTGTCGACCAACTTAGGCGCGTAATGGGGGAGACTTCAAACCTAGCCGACGATTTTAAGAAGGGAATGACTACGTACGTTTTTGATGTTAACCAGGTGGAGCAGTCTTGGTCTAAAAACCTTGGTGAAATGGAGCAGGGCATTAAGCAAATGGAGAGCGACTACGCAGGGCTGCAGTTACAAATCAGACGCATGGACCAAGAAGCCGCTAAAAATAGAAAAGCGGATAAAGACAAAGAGAAAGAAGAAGAAGAAAAGAGAAAAGAAGATGAGCGAGAAAAGGAGAAACAACACGGTGAGCAAATTGAAACTATTAGAACCTCACAGGTTCAAGGAGGTGAAAAAGAAAGGCAAAATATAGTTTTTAAGTCAATTACAGATAGACACCTTTACGAACAATATTTAGAGGAGGAGAATGCTAAAAAATTAGAGGCTATAAGAAAACAAAATTTAGAGAACTACATTACAATTACAAGTAATGGTTTGCAGGCTCTAGGTGACGTGGTAAGCGCTTTTAATATTAAAGATGAAAAGCGAGCGAAAAAACAATTTCAGATTATGAAGTCTATACAAATGGCGGCAGCTATTATAGACACCTATAAAGCTATTACCGGAGCGCTTGCGGATCAGACGCCTATACCTTACTATATGAAAGTAGCTAACGCTGCTATAGCAGGAGCTACAGGCTTTGCACAAGTCGCAAAAATAGCGCAGACGAATTATAATAGCACAGGTTCACAAGGTGGTAATAGTGGAGTTAATGCAGGCGGTGGTAATAATATGCCTACAGCTCCTGCGGTAGACTTTGGTTTTTTACAGCAAACTGGACAGCCTAACACAGTAGAGACTTACGTACTTGCGGGCAACGTAGCCAACGCGCTAGAGGCTCGACAAAAAATAATAGATCAGTCGTACTTGTAAAATGAAAAAAGCAAATTTTCCACTATTAAGAAAGGCTATTAAGCGAGGTACTCTAATAGGATTAGAACGCATAGAGGAATTAGATATAACTAAAGAGGAGGCTATAATAGGGGAAATAACCGAGGCAATTTTAGAACAAATAGAGGAACTATACAATTTTGAATAAATGAATAACGAAGTAAAAGTAATTGAATATGGGCTAGGTGATAACGACGAGTACGGAGTATACGCCATAAGCCTAGTAGATGAACCTGCTATAGAGGTAGACTTTGTAGCATTGAATAAGGACC